CCGCCTCGCATCGCTTAAGACGAGGCGGCGAGGAGAAACTCGGTCGAGACTGCCAGGATGCCAACGGGGAAAACAGCCTCGACCGCGCTCCCATTAACACAGTATTAAACCAAAGAATCAAGGGAAAATATGGAACGCTCAATCTATGGGGATGGGATCGGTCTGGTCCAATACATTGACCATATGGGGGACGATCGAAGGGCCGCCGCTTCAGCGCGAGCGAGCTTCGCCAAGGACATCGAGACACGGACTCTGGAGGAGGATGAAAAGCTGATCCACTTCCTCCTCCGTCATGGTCATAACTCACCGTTTGAACACTCAACGATCTCGATCCGCTTCACGGTTCCGCTCTTTGTTCGGAGTCAGCTCATTCGACACCGGACCTTCTCGTATAACGAAATGAGTCGGCGCTATACCTCCGCTGGTCTTGAGTTCTGGTCTCCTCGCGAGCTCCGCGCCCAGGCCGCGAAGAATCTCCAGTGTTCCAGCGACGAGACCATCTCTGACCCTGATCTCCTCGCTCGATTCTCCGAGCATAACCGCGCATCAAGAAACCTGTATCTTGACCTCGTTCAGTCGGGAGTCTCTCGCGAGCTCGCGAGAGCGGTTCTTCCCGTCTCGTCCTATACGACCTTCTGGATGACGGGCAATCTTCGAAACTGGATCACGGTCTTCCATATTCGACTCAAGCCGGATGTCCAGCCGGAGACTCTTGAGGCGATGAGAGCCGCCTTCGAAATCGTCGAGCAGCTATTTCCTCTGACTATTCGCTCTCTTCAGGAGAGCGGATTTCTGCCGGTCCGAGAGTGATCGCCTCCGCGTCCCGTCGGTCTAGTGGACGGAGGGCCGCGCAAAGCTCGATCACTCGATCAAGGTAGCCTTCTGGGACCGCTAGCGTTAAGCGCTCCTCAATGATGCGGAGCTCCGCGCGAGCGCGATGGAGCTTGGCCGCGAACGGAGGGAGGATGATCGATATGCCTTGAGCATTGGCCGCCATCGCTCTCTCTGCGTCAGTCATCGTCGCTCTCCTCTTCGTCGGTCTCTCGGAGCTGCGCGAGCATCGACAGGACCTCTTTCGTCCCGTCGCTCTTCTGCTCTTGAGAGATCTGGATCTCTCGCTTTTCCGACCAGCGATCAGGGTGTCGTCTGGCAAGTAACCAGGCAGCCGCTCTCCAATCACCCGAAGACCCCTCGAGCGCGGCGCGGCGCATAATCCCGACGAGGTGAGCTTCGGCGAGGGCTTGAGCTTCGCAAACTTCATGCGCCAACTTCAGATGGAGCTCGGAGGCTCCCTCTTCGGAGGCCCGTTTGAGCCAATAGTAAAAGGTACTTCGATGGACTCCAGCCGCTTCTGAGGCTGCTTCGATCGATACGCCTTCAACGAGGCGAGCGCATATCGTCTCGATTATTTCTTCGGATAGTTTTGAAGGTCTCAAAACAACCTCGCGCGCGCGTTATTTGTCTAGAAAACACCTCTTCGGCTCTTCACTTTTTTTGTCCTCCCTCGCGAACATTCTTACTCACCCATCAGGAAAATATCCTTATGGATTGCCCTTTCGGGCTGGTTTAAGACAAAAAAAACCGAAGAGGTTCAGAGACAATAAAGAAAGCCCAAGAATCCAGCAAGACTCTTGGGCTCTCCTCTTTTTCAAAACATCGCCAGCCATCAATCTGTCGTGAATGATGGTGCTGATTTCTCAGCAAAGTTGATGAGCCTTTAGCATATCACGACCAGGTCGCGTCTGCATAGTATTCGACAGCGTAGAACCTGACCGTCTCTCCAGAGAAAGAGAGCTTCGTTGTTCCGGTTCGCCCTGATCGGTTCTTAGCGATGATCACTTCGGCGAGCCCTTTGTCCTCGCTCTCCTGGTGATAGTATTCGTCGCGATAGACGAAGAGGACCATATCCGCGTCTTGCTCGATTGATCCGCTCTCGCGGAGATCGCTTAGGAGAGGTCGCTTGTTAGGTCGGCTCTCGACGCCGCGATTGAGCTGACTTAAGCAGATCACCGGACAATCAAAATCCTTCGCGAGCTCTTTAAGCGATCGCGAGATCTCCGAGACCTCTTGCTCTCTGGATCGGCGCGCGCCCTTCTTCGATCCTCCCATGAGCTGGAGATAGTCGATGACGACCATCCCGATTTGGATCTGCTTACTCTGGAGAAGTCGAAGTTGCCCCTTGATGTAAGACACGCTCGATCCGGCGCTGTCGTCTACCCAGAGCTTGTTATCCTTGATCGACTCCGCCGCGCTGACGAGGTGGGGGATCTCGTCGGTCTTCACCGTCGCCTCGTCGATGCGCTGGACCGATACGCCGGAGTAAGAGGAGAGGAGTCTTTGCCCGATCTGCTTCTTTGGCATCTCCAGAGAGAAGAAGGCGACATGGTCGCGGAGCGAGACGGCGCTGGCGATGTTGAGCGCGAGCGCGGTCTTCCCCATCGCTGGACGCGCGGCGAGGATATAGAGCGCGCCTGGCTTGAAGCCGCCGATTGATTTGTCGAGGGAGGAGATCCCGCTCTTGAGGCCGGTCGTCTCTCCGCTCTTCTGGATCCGCTCGATATCGTCGATCGCCTCTTCAACGGGTCCGCTGATGAGCTCCAGACCGTTCCGGTTTTGATGTGAGCTCGCGCCAAGAGAGAGGAAGGTCTCTTGAGCTTTTGCGATGAGCTCATCATTTTCGACGTCGCCTTCAGTGAACCACCCCGCGACCTGATGAATCGCCGCTTCGATCTGGCGCCGCGTTCCGCTCGTCTTGAGCTGATCCTTCAGGCCGCTTGTTCCGATCGGCATATGAGAGGCGACATGGAAGAAGCGCTCCTGATCGACTTCTCCTTTGCTCTGAAGATAGGAGAATACATCGGTCGCGAGAGTGGATTTTCCAGAGTCGACGAGCTCGCCGATCGCGTCCCAGATTCGGCGATGAAGAGGATCGGTGAAATCGTTCGAGGATAGAGTCGCTCGCGCCTCAAGATAGCCGTGAATGTCGACCATAGCGCCGCCGAGGATAGAAGCCTCTGCGTTGAGCTGTTTATTGTCGATCACCACTGGACACCTTTCGAGCGTTGGCTCTCTCCGATGAATCGATGGACGAGCCGCTTACCCTCGGTCCCTTCGATCAGTCGATCCTTGATGCGCTGATCAAGGAAGCGACCGAGACGCTCCCAACCTATATCGGTCGCGAGGACCAGAGATTGCCCCGACTGCCAAGCATGATGCAAAAGCTGGTTAATCTCCGCGCGTTCCCAATCGGTCTGGCGCCCATAGCCGATCTCGTCGAGAAGAAGAGCTCTTGAGCCGATCACCCTTTCCACTCGCTTATGAGGATCGTCAAATCCAGCTTTGACTTGCGCCAGATAGTGAGGCTGACTGATATAATTCACGCGCCGCGACTCCTTAGCAATAAGCGCAGACATATAAGCGATCGTATGAAGCAAGTGAGTCTTGCCGGTGCCTGGATCGCCGACCAAGATTAAAACCTTCTGCTCTCCTCGCTTGAGACACTCGAGAAAATAGAGCGTCTTTTCTTGGAGCTCGCGACCCTCGATCTCCCAGTTATAATTCATGTGATTCTTGTCGACCGCTTCAACTGGGAGCTTCATCGCCTTGATGGAGATAAGTTTCTTATTAGCTCGACCACAAGGGCAAAGCTTCGCGCATCCTTGGTTTCCGTTCATCGGCTCGGATACTTCAAAGTGGAGACCATTCGCGGCGCTGATACATGGTCCTTTGCAGTTAGGGAGAAGATCGACTTCAGCTCGATCTTTGCCTTTATGGATTCGACTGACGATCACATCTTGAGGAACTTTTCCGTCAACCGCTGGACAATCGGGTCGAGTGTCCTCTCGGTTTTTAGCTGCTTCGGTTAGGCTCTTTAGAATTGCATCGAGATCAAGCGTCATTCTCTGCTCCTTAAAGGCTGTTCAGCTTTGCTCTGAAAGCTTCGTTTGAAAATTGTTTCTCCGCGCTCGCGCGCGTGTCTGGTCGACTTGGATTTGAGAGAGAAAGAGAAGAAGGAGAAGTAAGAGAAGTATTGGGGTCCGTTTTCGGACGGGGGGGGGTCTGTTTTCGGACGGGGGGTAGTCCGTTTTC